ATGCCCGAGCAGGCAAGGCAGATGCCTGAGTCTCTAGACGCTGACTACATGAAAGCAGTGGAGAGTGGCGATGTCGAAGCGCAGCAGAGGATGGTGGATGCGGCGGCGAAAGCTGCTGGTTTTAATGTGGGGCCACTTTATCATGGGTCGGAAAATTTCAAAGGTACAAAACTTGAAAACCCAAACAAGCAATTTACTGCTAATCATTCGTTCTGGTTTACTGACGATATAGAACTTGCGGAATATTATGCAGGCTACCCAGACGAACCTCGAACATTGCTTTCTGAAGATCAAGATGGTCCAGCCATCCTTCAATTTTACATTAAAGATCCCGATTTAGAACTAGATCGCAGAAATTATGAAGGTGAGGAATTCAAAGAGAAGAGTCCCGTCATGGATGCTAATCTGCAGCTTTCACTGGGCCGAAACCAAGTCGTAAAAATCACGAATATTGACGACAAGATAGACTCGGAAGTAGTAGGCGATTCGACTGTTTATGGGGTGAGAGATGCAGACCTAGCACGCTCCGCAGATCCAATTCTTCGCGATTCATCTGGAAACGTGATCCCGCTCAGTCAGCGATTCAACGAGAAGTCGAGTGACATCAGATATATGCCTGAGCCTGTTTCTTCTCCAGCCAAAAAGAAGAAGGAGATTGTTGAGCAAGAAGACAAAGGAATCCAAGCCCCAACGGGATCGCTCGGAGAACTCAGAAGCAATGTAGAGATCAAAAAATCCAATCTCCCAGCAGATGCATTAAGCGTCCCCAAATTTGTCGCAAGAGAGAACAAGGACAGTGATTGGAAAGTGATGGAGGGTCCACTCAGAATCGCCAGAGGGAACTATTTCACTCCGCTTCCCAACATAAAGATCAAGAAAACCAATGAGTTTTCAGTTCAGAATCAAAACCTAGTTCAAAATGCATTTCTAGCAAAGGCCAAAACTCCAACTGATCCAAAAGCTTTAAGAGAGCAACAGAACGCAATCCGCAATACCAATGCATCACTGGACAAAATTGGTTTGGCAGTAAGAGACATCGAAGCTGACCCACAAAAATTTGTGGATCCAAAAGGATACGCCGAAGTGATGAAGAAGGCGGGAGTCACTGGTGATGTGCTCATCCCTCCATCATCATTGAAGATGATGCTCGAGGATCCAGATGCGTTCACTGCACTTCTAAGCGGAGGGTATCACGCTGACAAGACGGTTGCTGGCATTCGTGAATCAGCGATGTCTGGGCTTGATTCTGTCGTCGAGATGCGGGAGCTGATTGGCGGAAGACCTCCAGATCTAGTCACTGCGATTCACCACCTGTGGGGAACTCTCTCAAAACAACTTCCACCGCTTCAGCAAGAGGCACTCTGGATGCGCATGATCACCAATAAAGAGGTGATGCAACAAATTGGTGAATCCATCAATGGCACATTCAGTCAGTCTCCAAGTCAGTGGAAAGATACAGTAAAGAAAGCTCGGATCAATACTGTTGGTAATTACGGGAAGCTTGGAAATAACGCAACTTCAAATGCCAACAGTTTCTACTTGATGCTATACAGGCACAACGGCAAGTGGGGTGAAGTTTCAGACGTTTACAAAAACAATGACGCCGTCCAAATGCGCTACGACTTCAATACCTTGGGCCACGGTGCCACGGGCATCAAGAATAAGGTTCAAAGTTTCATTGGCCTCACCTTTGGCATCAAGGGCAATGTCCTTGATCGGTGGAGATTCGTTGACATGTATCTTGCAGATGCCATGAAAATAACAGGAGCAAAAACTCCTCGGGATTATTTCAAGTATGAAGGTAAAGGCAAGAATGTCCCTGTAGATAAAATTGGAATCTATAAAAACTACGGAACAATTGAAAACAAATCGCCACTATTCAGTTTGGCAATGTATTCAGGAATGGATCGAGTTTCACAAGCTGCGATTGATGCATCTCCTTCGCTCAAGACTTTGCTAGGTAATCACGCTGATCCCGGTGGGTTGCATTGGTTGTCTTGGAATGCCATTAAAAATGAAGCAGTCGGGCATTCATCACTCGACATCACCAAGAATTTCATCAAGGCTTACAATCAGGATGGCAAGTTTGACAAGCTGACTGTGGACAATTTCTTGAAATTTGTGAACTCAACAGAGGCTTTTGTCGAAGGGACATCTGGAGGCGGGGAAGAGATTACTCGCCTGACACTAAAAAATGGAGTATTTAACTACACGAAAAAATGAATTCATTCCCGGGAGATTTTACTGACGATATTGACGATTCTGCGGAAATTATCGAATTGATGATTGAAGCTGGGGAGTCCCAACTTGGAAGAAAACTGACAGACAAGGAGAAGAGCGATATCATCAAATCTATTAGAAACCCAAACTAAAACAACCGAATGCCACGCAAACTTGAGAAACCACCTGACGTCGATCCTCCACCGGAGTGGTTTGACGAAGTCCGCAAGCGTTCCGAAGAAATGGGTGTCACCTACAAATGCATCGAAGTGTGCGCTCCTCGCACCGCTGCGACTGCGCTGTGGATGAAGGCGCAGGGAGTCAGCAACAAGCAGATCTCGAAACGCACAGGACTGAGCTACGGTGCGATCAATGGGCTTTCATGGAGGCACGCTGACACGCTTGAAACGAAGCGGAAAGAATTCTCGCAGAAATATGCCATTGCCGCCCAGACGTTCACCGATCTCCTTTTTGACAAAGCCGAGCAACTTGCTGAAAACCCTGACCAACTGGTCAACATCTCGCCAGACAAGCTGGCGCTCACGGTGGGCATCATGACCGACAAGGCAGCGCAGCTCTCAGGCATGGCAGGGGTGGTCATCGAGCACCGCAAGGGGGCGTCCATCTCCGACGCTGCCAAGGTGATCTCAGAAGCCAAGGCACGCATCGCAGCAAAGCTGCGCAACGATGCCGTCGAGGCTGAAATCATCACCGCATGATCTGGCGCAAACATCCGATCCTCGAACCTCCGACCGACGAGGAGATCGTCGAGCTTGACGAGGAGACTCTGCTTGAGATCCATGCGATCTACCATGAGGCAATCGAGAATGCCGAGCGGGATCCGTATCGGTTTGGATTCCGATTGCCTCACTGGGACAAGGCCGAGGAGCAACTGGCCGAGGTCACCGAGATTGTTGCCCTCGGCGGAAACCGATCAGGCAAAACCCAGTGGGGTGCATTTACGATTGTGCGTGCTGCGCTCGAGAATCCCGGGTCTGAAATCTTTTGCTTCGCGCAGACTGCCGAGGTATCCATTCGGCAACAGCAGAGTGCCGTCTGGGATTGGTTGCCAGCAGAGATGCGGATGAAGCAGACGACCAGTGGCACCTACATCAGTTATACGAAGAAGAACGGATTCACAGACTCGTCGTTGATCCTCCCTAACGGGTCACAGATCATCTTCAAGACCTACTCACAATATCAAAACAACCCGACGATCCTCGAGGGTGCCGAGCTTGGCAGCCGCAACCCGAAATGGCACAACGTCGGCGTGTGGCTCGACGAGTATCTTCTTGGGCCGGAGTTGATCAACACGCTGCGCTTCCGGCTTGCCACTCGAGACGCAAAATTACTTCTAACATTCACACCCATCGACGGCTACACCGAGGTCATCAAGGAGTTTCTCGACGGGGCCAAGACGATTGAAAGCCGGGCGGCGGAATTGCTGAACGGGGAGTTGGTGCCATACGTCCAGCGCAGTCAGAAGCGGAACGCATCGATCCACTATTTCCACTCTCAGGACAACCCATTCGGTGGCTATCCCCGCATCAGGGAGGCACTGATGGGGCGCGGCAGGGAAGAGATCCTCATCCGCGCCTACGGTGTGCCAGTGAAGTCGCACGCGACTAAATTCCCGCGCTTCAACAAGGAGGTGAACGTGGTGCCGCCGGAGCGAATCCCGACCAACAACGTGACCCGATACATGATATTGGACCCAGCCGGATCCAAGGCATGGTTCATGTGCTGGATTGCAGTCGATGCTTCCGGCACCTTCTGGGTCTACAGAGAATATCCCGGCGTCGATGTCGGCGACTGGGCGGAATGGAAATCTGGCAAATGGTTGCCGGGAGACGGTGCCAAGGGCCAAGGGCTTGGCATTCGCGACTACATCGACATCATCCATGACCTCGAAGGCGAGGAAGAAATCTTCGAGCGGTTGATCGATCCGCGCCTCGGTGCTGCAAAATACCAAGCGGCAGACGGGTCATCGTCGATTATTGAAGACCTAGCAGAGCAGGACATGGTATTTGTTCCTGCCCCGGGGCTTGAGATCGAGGACGGTTTACAGGCACTGCTCTCGAAAATGTCGTGGGATACATCAAAAGCGATGGACGGCATCAACCGTCCTCATTTCTACATTTCCGACGAGTGCGAGAACATCATCCACGCACTGAGCGAATACACTGGCGAGGGTGGATTGAAAGAAGCATGGAAGGATCCTATTGACGTCTTGCGCTATGCCGCAATTGCTGGCATAGATCATGTAGATAGTTCAGAGATTAACGTAACAACATATGGAACAGGTGGCTACTAAACGAAAAGAAAAAGCAGAAGAGATCATTAACAGTATTCTTAACAAAGAAACTGTTATCGAACAATCTATTGAGCCGGAACCAGAGAGCTTCGATGTGCGGGTCATACGGCTTGCCAGAAACAAAAAATTTGTCTACGGAGTGCTTGACGGGATGCTGATTGAAATCTTCCTCCCTCGACGCAGGGAGAATTCGATCAACAGGCGCATCACCGTCGTGAGAGCACCTGAGATCGGCGAAAACAAATACAAGGTATTGCAATGAGCGAAATGGAAAAGATGGAAGGCAACGACGAACTCATCTACGCATCAGATGAGCCGGATATCAACGCGCTCGCAGATGCATACAATACGACTCTTGGCGATCTCGACACGTATTTCGACACCTGCCTGCGCAGCTACAACGACCGCAGGAACATCTGGGATGGCAAGACTGAAGACCTGAGAAAGTCCGGTGCCACCGCATTCCCATGGCAGGGTGCGTCAGATCAGGAAGTGAACGTGATCGGTGAGCGCATCAATACCTACGTCTCCATCTTTGACCAAGCACTGCAACGCAGT